ACTTGAAGGACGATTACATGAGTAAATTACTCAGGAAGGTTCGCAATAGCAATTAGCTTGCGGTTTCGCCTCAAAACCGCTTTATTTGCCCCGAAATGAAGGATGAAGCTGCCCAAGCCCTAGGAAGACGCAAGCGGGGAGTGAAGGAGCGACCGAGCGAGCGAAAGCGCCTATCCGGTGCTGAGAACCTGCGGAAAGCCCGCGAAACCAAACGATTGAAACGTGAAGGGAATCTCGATTCGACAGCTAGCTGACATCCACCGGATTTCAGACGTAAAGCTGGGGAAGTATCAGCACGAAGGGGTGGACATCTGGGACACCCGTGCCGTGGTCAAGAAGCTGTGGAACCAGCGGACGAAGCCGCCCGAGTGGCAGGAACTCATCCACGAACTGACGGCGGAAGACGAAAGCTCGCATGAGTATTGGAAGAAGGAGGAAACGAAGGAGCGGGTGAAGAAGCTTCAGCTTGCGAACTCGCTGGCGGAAGGCGAGCAGTTCAAGCGGGAGGACACCGACGCAGCGAACATGGCGCTGGGGTCTGCATTCAAGCTGGCCTTGATGGAGGCGAAGGCGACATTGCCTCCGCAGTTGGTCGGGCTGACTGAAGCGGAAATCGAGAAGCTGTTGGACGGGGTTTTCCGCAAGACGCTGGAGAACATGAGCGACCTGCGCTCGCAGCTTTGGACGCAAATCAAAGACAAGTATGCAAGAGGAGAAGACGCTGGACAGGATTCTATCGAGGGCGGCGGCGGGGATGCGGCCAAACCCGGACCAGACGGTAAGCGAGTGGTGTCACGAAAACGTGCGACTCGTTCAAGGTCTGGCCCCGAACCTTGACATCGACCTGGCCCCGCACATGCGGGAGGCGTTGGATGCGGCGGGCGACAACTCGATCCGCAAGCTGCATTGGATGTGGCCACCCGGCAGCGGCAAGACGACGGCGATTGAAGGGGTGATCCAATGGCGGGTGGTGGTCTCGCCATCCAACGTGCTGCTTGTAGGACAAAAGGACGAGACGGCGGGACTGTGGGCTGAAACCCGTCTGCACCCTTCGTTCAAGAAGTCGGATGCGATGCGTCCGTTCATGCCCGAGAACCGGCATCAGAACCGGAAGACGACGGTGGTTTTCCCGCACGGGATCTACTTGGACATCTGCGGGCCTTCGATGACGAACCTACAGGAGAAGTCGATGCCGTGGGTGATTCTGGAGGAGGCATGGCAGTTGTCGGACAACTACCCCGGTCGAATGAAGGAGGCCGAGGCGCGGACGCACGACAAGTGGAACTCAAAGGTCTTCTACATCGGGCAGGGTGGGAACTCCCACGTTGAAGGCGCGGCGGATGACAACGATTCCGAGACGGACCTCTACCGGGAATGGAAAAAGACCGACCAGCGGGAATTCCATTTCGAGTGCGAGAAGTGCCACACGGTGCAGAAGTATTTCTGGAACCAGTTGAAGTGGGACAAGCAGATGCTGCCTGACGGGTCGATTGATTGGGACCGGACGGCAGAGACGGTGCGCTACGTTTGCTCCAACCCGGAATGCGCGGCGGAATACAAGGACACCTCGATACAGCGGAGGAAGCTTGCCAAGACCGGACGCTACATCCCGACCAATCCGCATTCGGTGAAGGGTCATGTCGGGTTCCATTGCAACGTTCTGGCCATCTGGCGAATCCCCTGGCTGAAAGCGGTGATGGAGTGGGAGGAGGCGCAGGATGCCAAGGCGCGGGGTGATTTCTCGCTACTCCAAATCTTCGTCAAGAAGCGGCTGGCCGAGTTTTGGAAGCCATCGCAATACGACCCGCCCGCCGAACTGATTTCCGGCGGCTACAAGATCGAGGACTACGCGGACGGGAGGTTGATGGACAACGAAGCCGACCGCTGCATGTGCATGGACGTTCAGCAGAATTCGCTGTGGTTTGTCATCCGTGCTTGCGATTCCGAGGGCAACTCGCGGCAGTTGAACTGCGGGCAGCTACTCACTTTCGAGGAAGCGGAGGAAATGCGGAAGCGGTATCAGGTGCGGGAGCGGTGCGTGCTGGTTGACGCTCAGTATCGCCGGGACTTCGTGTATCAGAAATGCTCCCAATACGGCTGGACGGCATACCACGGGGTGCAGCAGGACAGCTTTCCGATCCACACTTCAAGCGGGGTGGTCAAAGCGCCGTATTCGCGGGTGCAGTCGGGGCAGTCCGGTAGCGGGCTGAAAATGTCGTTCCTCAACCTGTGCGTGAACCCGATCAAGGACGTTCTCGCGGACCTGCGAGCCGGTCGCCTGGGGCGCTGGGAGTTCCCCGACGATGTGATTCCCGACTTCAAACAGCACATGAACGCGGAGCGGAAAGTTTCCGTCGTGATGGGCAAGGAGAACCGTCATGTCCAAATCTGGCAGCGAATCGGCAAGAAGGACAACCACTTGCTCGACTGCGAGATGGCGGCGACCGGCTTTATGATGATGCGCGGCCATGTGAAGGCGAAAGGGTGATTTCCGCTCTTGCAATCCGCTTGCACTTGCAATTTACTTGCGGCATGGCCGACATCGTAAGGCTCGCCCAAGTATTCTACGACCGCGCCCATGGGGATGCGTTGCTGACGGCGGCGCTCGAAACTCATTACAACGCGCTGGTTGACGCCATCATGGCAGGAACGACCACCGGCACGATTGTGACGGCAGGCAAGAACGGCGCGAGCTACACGACCCGGATCGACACGACGACGACCGACCGGATGAACGCGATGGACTTGGCAATCAAGGGTTTGGCGAGCGGAGTTCGCCCCGGAAGAACCTACCACGCCAGATTCTACTGACATGATTCTCGACGCCAACGGACAGCCGGTTTCATCGTATCGCAAGTTCTCGCGTGGCAGCGAAAACACGTCCAATTTGCGCCCGTGGGAGCCTACCAAGCTCGATGACATCGAGCGTCTCATCACGCCGTATGACCGCCGCACGCTGGTTTCCGTTTCGCGGTCGATTCTGGAGAATTTCGGCCCGGTCAAGGGTGCCATCCGTCAGATTGCGATGTTCTCCGTGGGGGACGCTTGGAAGCCCAAAAACGCCTCGCTTTCGGAGCGGTGGAGGAAGAAAGCCGAGCGTGTCATTCGCGAGGAATTCTGCCCGATTGCGGATATTCGCGGGGCTGGCAGGAGTTTCACTGATCTGCTCTACCATACCTCAATCCTCTTGGACCGGGATGGAGAGTCTTTCATCCTTCTGACCGAGCATGAGAGCGGATTTCCCGCGCTTCAGGTAATTCCGTCTCACCGAATCCGATCTGCAACACCTGGTGGAACCTACGCGACCCAAGAGGAGGTCAAGGAAGGTCCATATCGTGGCGCGACCATCAGCGACGGGGTGATCACCAACAAACGCGGCACAGTCATTGCCTACCGCTACATGGAGGATGACAAGGTGACTTTCACCGACATTCCAGCGTCGTCCCTGATCCATTGCTTTGAATCGGACTACCCGGAAAGCAAGCGAGGGTATCCGTCGATTACCCACGGGCTGAACGACATCCGCGACTCGATGCAGTCCCACGAATGGGAGCGTCTCAACATGCTGATCCGCTCGTCGATTGCGCTGATCGAATCGAACGAAAGCGGCGTTCCCGACGACCAGTCGCCAGGCAACCATTTTGCCGGGAATTCATCGGTCGATGAGGTGCGAGCGACTACCGTGCGCTACATGGAAGGCGGGGCTGTGAAGCACTTCCGCGCCGGGACCGGCAGTAAGATCGACGTTCTCAAGCATGAGAATCCCGGTAACATGTGGAGCGACTACAACGACCGAATGATTCGCATGACGCTTTCCGGCATTCCGTGGCCGGTGGCAATGGTCTGGTCCGCTACCGGACAGGGAACTGCCGAGCGCAAAGAGATCGAGCTTGCTCGCCGGACCGTCAAGGACCGTCAATCGACGTTGCGAGTGGTTGCCAAGCGGTGCATCGGCTATGCCACCCAGAAGCTCAAGAAGCTCGGGCGCATCGGTGAATCGGAAGACTGGTGGCGGTGGGATTTCAACATGCCGCCCGTCATCACCATCGACGACGGCAGGATTTCCAAGGCGATGCTGGAACTGTGGCGTGCCGGGGTTATTTCCGACGAGGACATCCTTTCCGATCTTGGTAAGGACGAGGAAGACTACTGGCCGCGCAAGTTCGACAATGCCGTGAAGAAGGAGCAGGCGTTTGAGGCTGCACAAGAACGAGGAAGGGTCACTCTTGATCGTCGATACAAGGGCATGTTCACGCCAAACGACATGAACTCGGCATTGCAGAGCCAACCGGAGGAAGCGCCGGAACCCGGCGAAATGGAGGAGTCTGAGGAAACGGAAGAACCGGACGAGGAGGAGGAAGATGCCTAAAGAGAATTACCCTACCGATGGCATGGTTGCCGAGGCAAAGCGCGGGCTTCAATGGCGTCGTGAATACGGACGCGGCGGCACTGAAATCGGGGTCGCTAGGGCTAGAGACATCTCCAACCGCGCCAACTTGTCAGACGACACCATCCGCCGCATGCACAGCTATTTCTCGCGGCACGAAGTGGACAAAAAAGGGCAGGGATTCTCGCCGGGAGAGGATGGCTACCCATCCGCCGGAAGAATCGCATGGGCGCTATGGGGCGGCGACCCAGGACAAACATGGGCGGCTGCATGGGTGCGCCGAAACGAATCCGAAAACTCAACAAATGCTACGACGATGAACTTGATCGAAATCGAAAACCGGAGCGGCAGGGTAAAGCTGAACGACGCGGTGACTCCGTGGAGTTCAGATGACTTGATTGCCGACATCGAGCGTCTCTACGGCGCGAAAGC